AGTGCATCAATACGATCCATTGGTGATTCTTTTTCCCGATATATCACTACTCCTAGAATTCCGCCAATGTACTTCACAAGAGCGTTGAGATTGGTGTAATTCTCATAAGTTGCGACTGTGGACTCCCGTTCTGTCACAGTCAACTTCTTAATCTTGAACTCGTCCTGGAACATGGATCTCAGTTCTTCTTCCGTTGCCGAGATAGTCTTGATCAGAAGTCCTCCATCTGACTGAATGTCCGCAGACTGGATTACCAGTTCTGTGGCATCATTAAATACGAGTTTCATGTTGCTCCTTTCCGGAGTGGTTCTTAATTAAATGGCAAAACTACTGATTCGATTGTTGTAAAATCTCAGACATTGCGCATGTCAATGAAAGCAAATGATGTTACAGGAGTCTACCACACTCCGACTATACCGAAAGGCTATAAAGTCTTAACCGTTATATTCGTAAACTGTGGATCCGGAACGAATACTATGGCTACATGCGAATTACAGTCTGATGGAAGAGTATATATAGCAATGAAGAATTGGCGTACAACAACAGATACGATAACCGTATCTTATAATGCTGTTTGCGTGCGGGCTTAACTACTTCCATTTTCCGATCGCATGAACGTAAACCGTTACGGTAAGTGGATTAGCAGTATCCGGTCTCAAGGCATACATAGTCGGAGTCTTGGCAAGCGTACCATCGTCCAAGGCCATCTGTCCTACAGCAACGTTATTAGACTGCAAATAGATATTAAGGTAAGTAATGTCTTTGAACGGTTCGAGGTAATCAACAGCAGCTACCTCTGCATAATACATATACTTCCAAGCAGACCAAGCAGAAGTATTACGATCAACTTTTATATACTGCTCCATAATTCCATTATTATATTTCTTGCAAATTCCATTAGCAGTGATGGAAATATTGCCATTTAATTCAGTAAGCTTGTTGGACAATTCTGCATTTGTTCCCAAGACCTTGAACAACTTTTTGACTTCCGTAATATTAATTCCAGTCAGTGACACCTCGTACAATGGAAAATCTTTCGCCGTTGCACCTTTCAGAATATCCCCATCTGTATATCCGGGTGCTGTAGCTGTTCCGCTTGTAGCTGTTCCCTGTACAACTTGTAGCGTTACATCTTCCACGCCTGTAGAATCCTTTGTATACCTCGCTACAATCAAATCTTTCCGGTTCATTCCTTGCGATCCATTGTTGACCGTCACATTATCTGAATCGGATGCAGGAATATAAGAATGACGACCTTGCATGATAAGATCGCCATCATATATCTTAATTAAATTATTGCTCTGAATTTCAGCTTTTAATTCATTTCCACCAGATAACACATAACATCCAGATCCAAAAATCTTGGAATATAATGACCCATCTGCTGCCGGAGATACGGCGCGTCCAGTATCACCTGTATTTAATTGCATTCCCATTAATCTTCACCAACCTTATATTCTATGCTTTCTCTGCCATTCTCAATCTTTACAATCTGAGAACTGACTGTTTCTTTTATCTTGATTCCTGTCATTCTGTTTTTTCCACCCACAAGATCACCAACATCAACATCCAGCTTCGAAAATTTAGCCGACATACTTTCTGAGTTCATCAAGCTATGCAGTCGTTCTATGCCGCCCTCTTCCAGCTTAGAATCATCACCGGCATTTCCGTAGTCGTATATCTCCGTGATTTCTTCCAGTCCGTAAAAGGTCTGTGCTTTTGATATATTGCCGTCTGCGTCTGCATATAGGTGGATCACCTTTCTTGCCGCCAAATCCCCAGAGCCAAGACAAATCAAATGATTTACGCCGCCTTTATTTGACTCCATGATTAATTGCATTCCATAATCATCACTATACTCATACTTTTCGGATAAATCCTCTGCCTTAACAGCTTCCACATACACATATCCATCATTGTATGTAAATCGTGGCTTTGCTCCGAATTGCGCCAGCATCTTCATAATGCCAGCGTAACCAGAGCAATACCTGTCAAACCGAAACGATGTGATATTAATATTTGCTTTTGTCTCAGGTACAGAAAACAAATCCTGAAGCTTCAGACGCTTAACCAGCATATACAATACATCATTCGCATCTCCTGATACTGTCAGATAATCTTCTCCCTCATCCGGCTCTATGATTTTTTTCGCCCAGAATCCGCGCCAGCCACGTCCCTGATAATAAACAATGTTATTATAGGTGTCTAACTTGATATAATCGACCATACCGCCGTACTCAGTACCGTCTACATACCAAATAGATTCATAATCCATCACATGATTTTTTAAATTCATCTGAATTTCAAAATCATTGTCATTCCCGATATCAAGATCTATCTTATAATTAGATAATGAGCCAGTCGGCACTCTGTTTTTGTCTGTATATGCTACATCTACCATAATGGTTCACTCCTTGTGTCAAACAAAACTACATCAAACGCAAAGGACCCATCCCAAGCGACCACTGATGCTCCTGTAGGTATCTTCTCAAAAATATATCCTTGCGTGGATGCTGACCAGAAAGCATTTACTTTCTGGCCATCTTTTTTTGTGATGATGATCGTCTTATCCCTTGAATTGATTTCAAGGTATTCGTTTTCATCCAACGATACATTGACCTGATACACATTACTGCCAATCATAACCAGTGGATTAGATATAGCTCCGTAGATCCGCAGCATAAAATCAGATGGCATAACAGAATTATTGACGATGCTTCCCGAAGCGTTTTGATTGGCATACCGATATGGATATTTGTACGGATATAGTTTCAACCCTTCCAGCAGTCCGCCAACGCCTGTGCTCTCAACTTTTCTAAATGATAATACATTTTCAGAGATCCAATCCGCCTGATCTGATGCAAACGTGACATTAAAAGTCATATATAGCTTTGCATCGTTCCATGTAGGCTTCTTGGATGCAATAATATACCCTTTAGAATAATACCCGTTGATGATCAGCTTTCCATGCTGTTCGGCGTATATGTCACGCTCGAAAATAGCGTGCATATTATTGGCTGTTTCTATTGCTTCCTCTTCTGTCGGTTTAAAGATGTAAATAGTCATTTTTCGGGTAACAACACCCTTCCGGAAGTTCGTGATCTCGTCATAATCCGAATCATATTTCCATTCATAATCACGAGCATCGCTCCCGGTGGCAAAAATACCATCCGAACCAAAGTTAATTCTCTGATTCAGATGATTAATATAGATTGTTTTATCAAGCATATTTTCTCACCACCCTAGCCACCTCTCTTCCTTCAATCATGAATGACACATGATTTTCCAACACATCGATCATAACTTCTTTCATGCCACCTTTCGACATCCATGAATAGATAGCTTTTAATACTGCCAAAATCTCATTCATAGTATCTCCGTTTACCTGCTCACCCATTGCAGTGCGCACGTAATCCTGTAATTTACTGATCGGCGTTACCGCTTCAGCTCCGGCTTCTCCTACACCCTTCAATCCGTTTAATGTCGGGATGATTGTAGGACTATCGAAAATTCCACCGTTGGCATACCATTTAATCCCTAATGTCGGGATCTTGCCATGCAGCAAGTCTCCTACTGTCCAACCGGATGGACTGATGGAGAAATGTGGCAACTTGATATGCGGTAATGATACCGTAAAATTAAAGAATCCCTTAATCTTATCAACGATTCCTTTTACTGCATACCTGACGATTTAGCGATATTATACATTCCACCAGCGTAACCATCCGTATAGCAATCTGCCCTGTATTGCTCTATCCGGGTGTATTCATTGGTTTGTAGCTGATCCAATACGGTATCAATCTGCTGTTTCAATACTTCCTGATACTGCAGCTGATATATGATGGTCTGAAGATTTTCAAGATCTTTCCGCTTTGATAGATCAGTGATCTTATTCATATATGGACTCTTGCCGAGAATAGCAGCAGCATCAGATCCGCCGATCCGGTTCTTCCGGTGCTTCAACCATTCGTCACGGCTGCTCAGTGTAATCATATTAACCATTTCTTTATGCTCCCTTTTCCGCCGATTATGACAAGCCAGATCATTGATGCGGCTACCAGTACCACCGGAATCCATGAACCGGTGTCTAATGCGCACCCAGCAATCAGGAACACCAATACCGCCAGCACGTTGATCTTATCCAGTACGTGATGGACCCTTCTTTTTCTTTGCATTTTTCTCTTCTGCCTTTCTTAAATATTCAATAGTGGACTGTTCCGCCTGCTCTTTGGCTTTTATCCCATAAATATGGATTTTCACACCATCCATATCATTTACCCCGCCAACTCGCCTTTATAATCCAGAAACTTATTGATGAAATACGCCTGTCCTTTTCCTGTCACCTTTGGCGTGCGGTTGATTCTGGTAGAACCGTCTGGATTAATCGCCGTAGATTCCTTGATCTCAAACAGCTTCATCTCCATAGATCTTTGTGTTGGCATATTGTAATCTGCGCCATTCCTACGGATTAGATATCCGTTTCTTCTCAACCACTCGAATAACCTGCGCTGTCCGGTGTCTACGCCATTCTGCTTCAGGATCTTCGCCAGCTCACCGATTAGGATAGATGTATGGCTGGATGACACCGCATCCGCAAAGATCTCTTTCGGGCGCATACGCTTGTTATCTTCCAGAAGTACTGCATTATCCTGCTTCAATGATTCAATTGACTGATTCGCCATCTTCAAGGCTCTAGCCATGATCTGCTCTGGTGTATTCCATGCTTTTTCAAGCTCAATGAAATACTGGCGGATCTGCTTACCTTCCGGCGACCGCTGAATCATACAGATCTCTTTCGCCATATCTACGGATATATCAAATTCCTTTGATGGTCTGCCGCCTGTACTTTCTTCCATTTTTGGAAAAAAGTCTTTTCCTTCCTCGAAGCCATATTCACACATGCGTTTAAACCATGTTGTAAAATTACTTTCGATGTTCAGCCGTTCATGCAGATCTCTCGCTGATACTGTCATCTGGTCCGCATCATAATTAATCTTCAGAAGCTCATTCATCCTGCTCGCCTGCCTTTTGCCTGTCCACCATCGCCCCAGCGTATGCGAGTGCATCATACGGATTAAACGGCGGTACATATTTTCTGGCGTTTTTATCCAGAAGCATCCGGCGATTTGCGCACCAATCAACAAATACACCAATGTGTACATTTCTGTCGCAAAATGGGTATTTATAACGATCTCCGCCGTGCTCCCTTATCTCCTTGACGCGGCTTGATACTGCTGATTGCCCGTAACCAAACACGGCGCACAGGTCTTTTTGCATCATGTAAACCTCGTTAGGCTCTTTCCTTGATTTCATCCTGCTCACCTCTTTCGCTCTCAGCACGCTCCTTATTCCCTGCCATTGCTTCACCCATGCCAAGAAGATAGCCTTTATCAAACTCGCTCATATTCGGCAATGCATCCGCGATAGTATCCAGTACCTTTTTTTCCTGTTCTGACATATCTTCACCCCTTCCGTAATTTACAGATCCCTTTTGACTCTGATCGACCTGCCATCATCAGACACCGGGAAGTCACCCCACGGTATGACGGTCATTGCTGACCGTTTCGGCTATTCGTTATAATCTTCTTCTGAGCTGTCTGCTTCCTGTTCTAACAGCTCAAGTTCTTCCTCTGTCACGCCCTGCGCCTGTAATTCCCTGCCACGTCTCTCCAACCAACGGAGCTGATACAGATACTGTCTGCGCTTGGTTTTCACTCTTCGTTCCTGCTTTGCAAGCTTCACAGCCTTTGACTGCTTCAACTTGTCAATCTCCTTTTCAACCTGTTCATCCGTTATCGGTTTTCTAATCTCTTTCATGTTTGTATCTCCTTTATTTGTTTGATATAATTTTTAAAGTAATATGTAGAAGGGAGCCGTTATCATGTCCGACTTTTTTAAATCTATAGGTGAAGCCGTCAAGTTCACCAACTCGTCAAATCAGCCAGAATATTCAGAACTTTCAGTGCATCCGCCAAAATATGAAGATACGTTCTTCAAGAAAATGGCTGATGATGTAAAAGCTCCAATAGAAAAGCAAGTTGCTTCTATTGAGTCCATTGCTAAATCAGCCGATGAACTTGCTGCAGATTCCAAAGACATTGCCGAGTCCGCAAAAAAGTGTTCCGATATTGCCCTAAAAAAATCGAAAGAAGCAGATATCAAAGGGTGGATATCTATTTTTATTGCGGCTCTTGGTGTTTTCATCGAGTTTGCTATCCATCACGCCCAAGTGATCGGCTTTATTAAATCAATCTTGGGAGTATGATGTGACAAAATATCTGAAAAACTAATACAAATATTGATATAGCTAGTGCCACATCTGAAACCGCTATTCTTGGCGGTTTCTTCCTTTGTACTCTTTCCGACAAGTCATCCGTTTCTTCTATCTGCTCTCTTTGCGACTCATCTTCGTACAGTACGTCGAGTATTCTGTCAAACAGCTTTACCCTACATTCGCAAGAACAACAATAATATTCTTTAAATGCCCATCCATTGGAAAAGTCGTTTTTCTTTCCACCGCTGACGCTAACACTGACTTCATGTTCTCTTTTTTCTTCTGGCCGGATTCTTCTTCCGCAATAATTACATCTCATATTTCATTCTCCTTTTCTCTGCTGCCATGTGTTATCCTTTCATTACAGGCACCGCCATGCCGAGTATGAATGAAAGGAGTAAACATCATGACGTATTTTTTGACTGCTCAAATTTGTTTAAACGGACATATGATTACATCATCTACAGAATTAAGTCCTGAGTTAAAACAGGATTATTGTTCTAAATGTGGTGCGAAAACCATTACCAAATGTCCTTGCTGTAACGCCCCTATACGTGGCAAATTGCATGACGATGAATCAATTATTATCGCACCTCATCCTAGGGTAGATTCTTATTGTACTAACTGTGGAAAACCATATCCGTGGACAAAAACCGCTTTAGAAAGCACCGCTTTGCTTATACAGGAAGAGGAAGAACTATCAGAGCAATTAAAAGCATCTCTTGTTGAATCTCTCCCAGATGTTATCACCGAAACGCCACGAACTAATCTTGCTATTGTTCGAGTGAAAAAATGTCTTGCAAATGCAGGTAAATTCACTGCTGATGCGGTTCGTCAATTTGCTATTGATTTTGGCTGTGAACTTGTTAAAAAATCACTTGGACTTTAACAACCTATATAGTCCATATCCGGGACAACTCTCTTGACCGCATGAGTAGTTGTCCCTTTTTAACACCCAACATTTACACTTCTCTCGAAGCTTCGCCCCACATATCACGCAAAAATTATCTTCTTGCACTTCGTTTAAACATTTCGGGCACTTCATTTTCTTCATAATTTCTCCTTCCTGCTTGCTTTGTGTCGTCTCTGTTTGTGTTGATATACACATTTTATATTGCTATCATGTGTTTATCAACACTTTTTTAGTAATTTGTTTAGTCTTTTTGTGTTGACTTACACAAACACCACTGATATACTAAGCTTATGAAAGAAGGTGATAAAATTGTGCGAACGCATAAAGATTTTAAGAAAGACATTGAAGCTGACACAGCAAGCATTTGCTGAATCGCTCGGCGTATCCAGAGATACGATTGCCAATGTCGAAGGCGGAAGAATAGAAATAAAAGATATTTTTATACTATCCATCTGCCGGGAATTTGATGTTAATGAAAACTGGCTGCGCACCGGCGAAGGTGAGATGTTTATAGAACTATCACGGGATGAACAGATTGCAGAATTTGTCGGAAGAACGCTATCGACAGAATCAGAATCTTTTAAGAAGCGTTTCATTGCGATGCTGGCGAAGCTGGATGAATCAGACTGGGAAACACTAGAAAAGATTGCGCTTGAACTGACGCAAAAAAAGGACTGATTATCTCAGTCCTAAAATTGCCTTGACATCTGTATAGATCAGCTTCAGCTGTCGCTGATCCGCTCTGTCAAGTAACTCGATGATGCATTGCTTGTAGTCCATACCACTTCACCCCACATAACCGCACATCGTTCTAAAGTAGCTAAACTTATTATAGAACGTATGTTCTGTATTTGCAATATAAAATGGATAAAATTGGTATGGTAATTATTAGAAATGCTGGAATAAATTGGAAAGAAGGTACTATTATGGGAATGAGATTTAGGAAAAGTTTTAAGGTTGCACCTGGCGTGAAAATCAATCTAAACAGCAGTAGTGCTAGTGTATCAGTTGGCGGTAAACATCTGAGAACAACTGTTAATACTAAAGGACAGAAAACCACATCTGTAGGCACACCGATCAAGGGCGTAAGCTACCGTAAAACGGAGTCGCTTAACAAGAGTACACCCGCACAACAGTTTAATATTCCTGAACCAATAGCAAAACAAATTTTTAAATCCGATGATCCAGAAATTAAAAAGAGAGATGTGAAACTGTACCGATTTCTGATGTATTTCTGCTTTATCATCTGCGTGCCTGTAATATTGATAGGTCTTGTATGTGTAAGTCAGGCGTTCGGAAAATTCATTTTAGCAATGGGAATCTTATTACTGTGCATCGGATTTATAAGTAAGAAAAACCGAAAAAAACTAATTGAAGAGATGGCACAAGAAATACAAAAAGAACAACTATAAAGAGATGATTGCATTGACCAATGTGTCATCAGTAATAAAAAGCAGAGTGCAATACGCCCCCTGCTTTTTTATATTCCATTATTTACCCAGAATCATGATCTTTTCAAATTCTGCGTTATCCCGTTCTTTCATTTTCTTCGTCACATGAAAATAAATATCCCTTGTGATCCGACTGTTGCTGTGTCCGACACGCCTGGATATAGCATCAAGGGATGCGCCGCTTTCTGCCATCAGTGCTACATGCGTGTGACGCATGATGTGTGTAGTTGTCCGGTGCTCACGTTCCGGCAGTAATATAGTCGCATTCTCTTTTAGATACTTGTTATATGCGTAATATTCGTATGGCTGCCCTGACAGATCATGAAAGAAATATGAAGATCTAACACCGGTTTCGAGATCTCTCTTTTTCTGCTCCAAGCTGAGTCGCTTGCAAAGTTCAAGCAATTCATCCTGTATATAGACATCTCGGCTTTTCCCGGTCTTTGTAGATCCGTCTTTTTTAGTAACAGAGCTGTATGACTCCCATACATGGATATTTCTGTTTTTAATATCAACATCTTCTCTTTTTAATCCGATCGCTTCACCGCACCTCATGCCGGTAAGGGCAAGAAATTGCGTCAGATCTCTCCACTTCTTCACCTGCATACCGTCCAACAGTATAGCAAGTTCTTCACTTTCAAGATATTTGTCTTCAAGCTCTTCTTTCTTTTTTCGGTCTTCATACGGGACCAGCTTTTGAAGCCATGTGATATCATCGATATAATCATTCCGGTACGCCCAGCGCAAGAACGCCTTTAAACGTGTCATGTGCTCATTCAACGTTCCGTTTTCTTTTCCTGAAGCATTATAGCATTCACGGACGTAACGCGCCGTAAGATTATTAATCAACACATCAGAGCCAAGCATCCGCAGATTAGACACTACAGCAAACTTATTGCGGATATATGTTTGTTCAGACACGGTCCGCTTCTGATCTTTGTAATAATACTCTGCCACTTCACCAAGTGTCAGCTTGCTATCCGGATGACTCGTATAAACCGCTTTTATTTTACCTTCAAGTATATCCGCAGCCATCCGTTCTTGCTTTTTGGTTTTCTTCCCTGTCAGGGTAATAGATACCCTTTTCTTCTTTCCTGTAAGCGGATCAATATATCGTTCTACATATTTTATTCCGGTTTTTGTTTCTTCTGACCACATAAAAAGCCCCCTTTTCTACTTGGAGCATAGCATAATATGCTTACTCTCGTAAAGTGGAAAAATGCCCCTTTTTTGCCCCTTGCAAAAACCAAAAAGGCTGTAACCCCAGTAAATACAAGGATTACAGCCTTTTTGAAAATGCGGATAACAGGACTTGAACCTGCACGTCGGTGACACCAGATCCTAAGT